ACAGCTTCCGGCAGCTCGTACCGATGACTTCATGCACTCCATTGAGCTGGTTATCCAGCACATGTGTGCCGTCACCGAGACGCCGCCTCACTACCTTCTGACCGGTTCCCTCTCGAACCTCTCTGCCGATGCTCTTGCAGCGGCTGAGTCTGCGTTTACGCGCAAGATCGACGAGATCAGGCACGCGTTCGGTGAGTCCTGGGAACAGGTTCTCCGCCTCTGTGCCTTCATCGCCGGTGACCAGAAGGGCTACGAGATCGAGGATGCTCAGGTTCAGTGGGCCGACAAGGGCAACCGTTCACTGGCTCAGGCCGTTGACGCTGGTCTCAAGCTGACTCAGATGGGTGTTCCTACCACCATCGTCCTCTCTAAGGTGCCTGGCTTCACTCAGCAGGACATCGATGAGGTTGCGGCCCTCCAGGACGGGGTCAACTCGATGGCTGACAAGTTCAGTCAGCGGGTTGCGAAGAACCAGAGCAAGGCTCAGGAGAACACAAGCACTGAGGCTGTTAAGGGTGTGAAGGAAGGAACTCCTACTGGAAACGGCAAGTCTGATCCTGCCCTAGCCAACTAGGGAGGGTGAGTGACTAAGCAAGTGGACAGTGACAAGGCGGCGGAACTTTACGCCGCTGCCTTGTCTGAGATCAGTTCCAAGACCATCCACGAGGTTCTGGGTTACTTCAGCACCGTTGATCCGGCTGCGATACTCAGGAACCCAGACAAGTATTTCGACGAGTGGTTCAAGATGGTCGATGAGACTCGACAGCAGGCATGGGCCCTAGGCCAGTCCTACTACCGACTCGACACGGCTATCTGGACTGGTTCAACCCCGGATGACGGGTCTGGTGAGATTCACTCACTCAAGAGCTTGTGGGTCACCTTCCTCAAGCTGATTGGTGTTGTGAAGTTCAAGAGTTCGCTATCTAACTCAGACATTGAGCTGACTGACTCAGTGTGGGACGACTATGACACGGACTACGCACGCAGGAATGCTGCGTCTACCTTCTACACGAGGGCAGTCCACAGACTGAAGAAGTTCGAGGATGCCAACCGTCTTACCGAGTCCCTGAGTGCTGATGACTACCTCAACAAGTTTGAGCAGCTGATGAAGAAGGTCTCAGCAGACATGGCCCGTGAGTCACAACGACTCGCCCAGAACGGTGGACGAGATGCAGTCCTTCAGGGATCGCAGAACACCACGACTTACCGAGTCGGGTACATGCGAGTCCCTCAGGGTGCTTACACCTGTGGCTTCTGCATCATGCTCGCTTCCCGTGGGGCTGTTTACCCGTCTAAGGGATCCGCCGGGTTCCAGGGAGTTGGACGTGAGTTCCATCCTGGTTGCGACTGTGCGATCAGGGCCCTCTACTCGGGCCAGACTGAGCCAAAGGCCGTCCTTGACGCCAAGGATGCTTGGAAGGACTACTCAAGGAATCACAGCGGAAGCGCTACTGACTTTGTTAACTGGTGGAAGAACCGAAAGGGAGAATGATGGCTGAAGAGAATGAGCCTGAGGTTGAGATGGCCGAAGAGGGCGTGATGATCGAGGTCCCCGACGAGGACGAGACTCCGCAGGAGCCGACCGTTGAGGAGACCGACGAGACGGACCAGGAGGTGACCGAGGACGAGGGCCAGGAGCCCGAGCCTGAGGTTGAGGAGCCCGCCCCCAAGGTCAAGCGTCCTCGGCGAAAGGCAGCCCCGAAGAAGGCAGTTGAGCCTGAGCCGGAGATCGTGGAGGAAGCTCCTGAGGAGCCGGTAGAGGAGCCTGCCGAAGAGGCTGCGGACGACGAGCCCACCACCGACTTTGCGGCCCTCCTGGAGCGACTGGGAGCCATCGAGGCCCTTCTGTCCGGCGATGCCGGGGATGAGGCTGAGCCGGTGGTTGATGAGGACGCTGTTGCTCGTGCCGAGAAGGCCGAGCGGGAGCTACTGGCCTTCAAGGTCGGCACTCGCTATGGACTCTCTGAGCTGCTTATCGGGCGGCTTCAGGGTTCGGATGAGGCTTCCATTGAAGAGGACGCCAAGAAGCTTGCCGGTGAATCCGGTTCTAGCGGTGGCTCCCTCGGCAAGGGTGGCCTTGATCCTGATGAGGATGTTTTCGATCCGAAGAAGTTCGTTAAGGACCTTCGGAAGAGGAACAACGGCGGTCTCTAAGACTGCCATTCGCACACGTACCAGCCCCGATGAGGGGCTTTTTTCATGCCCCTTTCTAGGAGGAACAGTATGGCTAACGTGATTTACAACGGCGAGAAGGTTGCTGCGGCAGCCCTTGCCAATCTCGAAGCGTCGGTTGTCCTTGCGGCTACCGTTCAGAAGACTTCCGGTGCCGAGTTCGTTGGTGCCGCTGGTCACACTGTCAACATTCGTCGGCCTGCGATGCTCGAAGGCTTTGAGGAGAACATTGACTGGACTGCGGGTCAGCGTAACGCCGGTGGCGTTATCAAGACCGAGTCTCTCAATGAGACCGTGATGCCGGTTGTTCTGGACTGGCACGCGTACTCGGCGGTTGACCTTTCCGATGCAGAGCTGACGCTCTCGCTTACCAGCTACCTGTCTCAGGTCATCGTCCCGCAGACGGACGCCATCGTGAACCGCCTTGAGCGCAAGGTGGCTGCGGCCCTGGCGACGTTCCCGGTTGACTCTCGTGGTCCGATCGACATTTCTGCGGCTGTCACCGCTGGTGACTATGTCAAGGCTGCTCAGTCGATCCGCTTCCGGATCAGCTTCCTTGCCTCTGACCTCACCGCGAAGAACATTCCGGTGGGTGGTCGCTTCCTGGTTCTTGGTAGCCAGATCGCGGGCTTCCTGATGAACGACCCGAACCTGACCAACGTTGCTGACGCTGGTTCGGACTCGGCTCTTCGTGAGGCTGTCATTGGCAAGCTGTACGGCTTCACCCTGGTCCAGGACAACCGTGTTGACCCCCTGACCATGTACGCCTACCACCCGTCTGCGGTCCAGCTCGTGACGCACGCTCCGGTTGTCCCGGAGTCGGCTAAGGGCTCGTCTCAGTCGAGCGACGGCTACGCGATCCGTGCGATCAAGGACTACAACTCGGCTACGGCGTCTGAGCGTTCGTTCCTGTCGGCTTACGTCGGTGCGACTGTCGTCACTGACCGGGTCCGTAACGCGGACGGCACTGTCAACGCGACTCCTGCCGTTATCCGTGGCGTCAAGGTTGCCATTGACGTAACCCCTTGATGACCTTCGCTTCACCTGAGCCCACCACTGGTCCTGAGGAAATGAGCACGTTCAGTGCTCCGGTCAGTGGTGGGGGAAGCGAGGGAGAGAACGTCTCCTCTCCTGCCCCGAAGGTCACGCGCAAGCGTGCTCCTCGCAAGCAGGCAACTAAGAAGGTGACACCTAAGGAGGGCTGATGATTTGCGAACCGATCGGGACTGTTCCCGAGCTTGAGGCGCGAGTTGGCAGGTCTTTCGTCACTGATGAGGAAAAGGCGATGGCGGCAGCCGCTCTTGAAGATGCTGCCGCTATTGCTCGCGTCTACGGTAACCCTTACTGGGGTTGCTACTCGGTGTCTACGTTCTCCGCCTCCGATGAGCCAGTGATTATCAACGGGGTCAAGCTCCTCTCTACTGGGCTTACTGTCCCGGACGGAGTCAAGGCCGTGGTTCTTGCCATGGCGGCTAGGGCTGTTCGCAACCCGGATGGTTTCGTTTCTGAGACTGCGGGTGAGTACACCTACCGTTATAGCGAGAATACGGCTAACGGGATGTCTCCTTCTCCTGGTGAGATCACCATGCTTGAGAAGTTGGCTCAGAAGGACAAGCTTCGGACTATCGAGTTTCAGCGCGCTGTGCAGATTGCTCGTCGCCGTGAGACTCCTTACGACGAAGATGGCGATGTCATCTGGGATGAGAGTTCCGGATGAGTATTTGGCGTCGTGCGCCCGTTGATGCAGTTCTCTACGAGCGGGTTGAGGTTGACGATGGCTATGGAGGGACCGTTCCCGGTCTTGGCCCTGGCCATCCCCTCAAGGTTTTCGCACAGCAGATTTCGGATGGTACGGGGGCAGACGACAACTGGGCTGCTCCCGTCATGAT